CAGCTGCTGCGGCAGGATATCCGAAGGTGCGGGAGTGGTACCGGAAGATATTTGCTTACGAAGACGGAAACTACATCATGCGGATTCCGGAGAAGCTGGAAGAAATCGCAGAAGAAGGAAAGGCGCAGCATCATTGTGTGGCCGGATATATCCAGCGTCATGCGGTGGCCAAGACGGTGATTGTATTCATGCGGTCGGCCAGAGAGCCGGACAAGCCGCTGTATACCATTGAGGTATCACCGGAAGGCAAGCTGATACAGGCGCAGGGGTACCACAACGACGCGGACAAACGGCCTGCCGGTGAAGCGCGGGAATTTATAGACAACTGGCTTTTGCTGGTGAAAAAACGCCTGAAGAAAGACAGGCAGGAAGAAAAGAAAGTTGAGGACGCAGCATCATGAACGAGTGTGTAGTTGTATACCGCGATCCAAGAGAGATAGCGGCGGAAATCAATGCGATCAAACGGAGCACGGCAACGTATATTCTCTCCCAGTCCATCGAGATCGGGAGACTGCTGTGTGAGGCAAAGGAAACTGTCGGACACGGGGAGTGGGGAAACTGGCTTGCGGAAAACTGCGACTACTCCACCACCAACGCAAACAATCTCATGAGGATCTATCAGGAGTACGGGGAGCAGGATCAGCTGGATTTCTTCCAGGAGAACCGGCTGGAGCTGTTTGGGAACCTGACCCGGTCGCAGGCGGTGGCGCTGCTGGCTCTGCCGAAGCACGAACGAGCAGCCTTCGTGGCGGAACACGATCCGGAAACCATGAGTACCCGGGAATTTGAAAAGGCCGTAGCGGAAGCGAAAGAGCAGATCCGGAAGGAAGCGGAAGAACGGCTGGCCGCCGAGCTGCAGGAGAACGACGCTGTATATGCCGGAGAAATCGAGAGAATCCGGGAACGGGCGCAGGCCGATGTGGAAAAGGCCATGGCAGAAACGCGGGAGGCGGAAGAAAGAGCCAAGGCGGCACGGAAGGAGGCAGACAAAACGCTTGTGGATGCGCTGAAAAGCAAAGATGCGGCACAGGTGGATCTTGAAAAGGCTCTGAAACGGGAAAAGGAACTGACAGATCAGGCTGAAAAGGAAAAAGAGAGGGCGCAGGCCAGAGAAAGGGAAGTCCGTGCTCTGCGGGAAGAACTGAAAAAGCTGGAAGAAGAGCGGGAGGAAGCCGAGCAGCTGGCCGTACCGGATCCTGCGGAAGTGGAAAAGGCCGTGGCGGAAGCGGTGGAAAAGGAAGTTGCCGCCGAGCGGGAAAAGACTGCCGCGCTGGAAGCGGAGAACGCCAAACTGCGGAAAGCGGCCGATCCGACGGTGCAGAAATTCACGGGGCTGTTTGAAGCCTGGCAGGAAGACTGGAACCGGATGCAGAAGGTGCTTGCAGAATGCGAAGATTCCCAGACGTCTGAAAAGCTGTCTGCAGCTCTGGGCAAGATACTGGAGATCATGCAGGGGCAGATGCGGATGGACTGTGGGCAGATTAAGGAGGCTTAGGAAAAATGCCGACGGCACAGGATTATAAAGTGATATCCCGGCGAAAAATGGATGAAATGCTGGACGAACCCGGGGTTGGTGTGGAATACAGGCCGCTTGGGATGTTTGTCTGCGTGGAAGAGGTTGACGGGGAGTGGGTATATACTGCCATGGACAACCGTGACGGACAGGCTCTGACGGAGGATTTTATAACAAAGCGTGCTGCGGTGCGGTGGCTGCACGGACATCCGGTGGCGGAAGAACAGATATGGAAACCCAAAAACGAAAGGGTCAGCGGGGCGCGGCGAATGGCGCAGCTGGCAGCAAAGGAGAAAATATGAACCGGTATCTGAATATGGTGGAATCCACGCACAACCACGTGAAAGCGGAAGCGGAGTTTATTCACTCCATGAGCAAAGATGAAGAAGTCGAAATCCTCTATGCAACGGATGAGATTGCGGCAAAGAAGATCAAGACGCTGGCCGGGAAGGTGCGGGGGACTGCAGATTCCGTGCAGTTCCGCCGGAAGGGGAATGTGATCTTTGTAACCCACAAAAAGAACAAGGCGGCTGGCGGAAATGGGAAATAAGACGGAACGGAAAAACTGGTATCGGGATCCGCTGCCCATGCCGATCGGAGAGATTGTGCAGGAATACAGGACGGCAAAAAATCCAAACAAAATGATTGACATCCTGGCAGACATGAACGATACAAATCCTGTGCGGATTGCATGGATCCTGAACAGGTGCGGCATGACGGTGGATCCGAAGAAGATGCCGAGAGCGCCGAGGTCGGAATGTGAGGAAGCACCGCAGGAATATTGGGCAAAGAGTAATGACGCGGTGGAATGCTACAGGATCCGGCAGCGGTTTGAAGCGTTGGAGGCGGAACGGGAGCAGAAAGCTCGAGAAGAAGCGCAGAGTATGCCCGGATTTGATGAACCGGATATGACGATGCCGGAGGTGCTGAAACCGTATCCCGCAGGAGCGGTGGAACCGGGAAAGACCGGATGCGCCGAAGAAAAAGAAACAGAAAGAGAGGGAGAAGCTGTGGCAGCTGAAAGAATGTTTGAGACGGACAGCCAGTTTATCAAGCGGGTGACCGAGGAATACGGGGTTCCGGCTGATCAGCTGGCGAACATGATTGAGGAGCCGGACGGAATTGCCAGACGCCGGGAAATTCTGGCAGATGCGGCGGTTTGCGTATGCACCGACCGGAACATGCTGTACGGGGAGCTGGAGGACAGCTTCGGCATGATCGCCCGGTTGTGGGAAGGTTACTTGGGAATTCCGGTGACGGAAAACGATGTAGTAGATCTGATGATCCTGATGAAGGTTGCCAGAAACGGCACGGCAAAGGTAAGATGCCGGGATACATACGTGGATATCGCAGGTTATGCGGCCTGCGGCGGTGGAGGGATTGAAGCATGATAGTGTATGGACGAAAAATCATATGTGAGCGATGCGGGAAAGAGGCATTCCAGAGACTTCAGAAGGAAAAAAGCCTTGACGGAGGCTTTGTGAAAGCGTTTGAGTTTGAGGACAAGCCTGAAGGATGGGAAACATTATCAGTGGGCGGCAAATACGTGGAATTGTGCTGCGAATGCAGCAAAACATTCAGAGGTATGTGTGACGGATTTATGGGAATACATGAAAAGGAAGGTTAAACAATGACCAATCGTGAATTTAGGAAGAAGCTGGAAGAAGGCGGGACGCCGAAGAAGCTGGCGCGGATGCTGTCGAAGGCGGCCGAGGAAATCTTTGTGCTGGTAAAAAAAGCGGCTAAGCTGGAGAAGGACGGAAACCATGAAGCGGCGGAAGCGGCAGCGGCTGAGATTGCCGACTGGCTGAACGGAATGAACCGATTCGTGGAATCCGCGGCGAAGATGCTGACGGAGGATGACGAAGAATAAAACCTACATTATATAAGGTACTTACCGGGGCGTGAAGGGGCGTCCCGGTTACGGCCTTGTAAGGTATCTTAAATTACCGACCACACGAAAAGGGGACGGGCACCGAAAAGACTGGAGGAACGGGGATGCAGTGCAAATACAGAGAAAAGCTGATATATGCCGGGGACATGATCTTCGGGGTAGTCTATCCCGTGTTCCGGAAGGCCGGGGCGCGTCGGGGAAAATTCCGTGAGACCAGCGAAACCCAGAAGAAGCTGAACGAGAGACGGAGCCGGGAATGGCTGACCTGGCTGATTCACGCCAACTTCGGCAAGGGCGACTTTGGTCTGCACCTGACCTATGACGACGGGCATCTGCCTGCGTCCGAAGAACAGTTTGAGCGTGACATCAAGAATTATATCCGGCGGATCAAGCGGTTATACAAGAAATCCGGTGTGGAAATGAAATACGTGTATGTGATGGAGTACTCCGAGACCGGAAGAGCGCACATGCACATCATCATTTCCGGCGGTGTATCCCGTGATGCGCTGGAGGAGGCATGGGGCATGGGCCGCTGCAATGCGGACAGACTGCAGTTCAACGAGTGCGGGATTGTGGATCTGGCGAAGTACATAACGAAATCCGAACGGGCGAAGTACCGCAGGAGGTACGTTACATCCAGGAATCTGGCAAAGCCTGTGGAAAAGACAAACGTACACACCTGGAGCCGGAAGCAGCTGGCAGAAGTGGACGAGGCCGGGAATCCGCACAAGCGGTTTGCGGACCTGTATCCGGGGTACTGGCTGAGTGAGTTCCCGTCTGTGGAGAAAAACGGCATCAACGGGGGTATATACATAACTTTTATGATGTATCGGCCTGACGGGGCAAATCTGGCTGAGTACCGGAAGCGGAAGGAGAGGGGAAAGAAGGCAAATGACTGAGAGGGAGATAAAGAAGATCTATACCATACCGGAGGACAACGAGCAGATCACGGTGATATCCTGGTGCAAGGTGATGGAGCATCAATGGCCTGAGCTGGCACTGATCCATCACATCCCGAACGGCGGGAAGCGGGGTAAGGCTGAGGCGGCGCGGTTCCGGGCGATGGGAGTGCTACCTGGGGTGGCGGATCTGTTTCTGCCGGTGCCGAGGTGTGGGTATCACGGGCTGTACATCGAGATGAAAGCGTTGGACGGGAGAATTTCGTCTGAACAGAAAAAGTTCCTGACTGCTGCGTCTGCGCAGGGGTATTGTTGCTGCGTCTGTTTTGGGGCAGATGCGGCTATTGCGGTGTTGATGCAGTATATGGCAGGCGCGAAGCCGGCACAGTCGGGAGGGGTGATACGATTTTGACGCTTAAGGAATTGAGTGTGCTGCATGATCTCAACCGGGAGATTGACATGGACAAGAGAAGACTTCTGGAACTTGAGGAGCAGGACGGTACAAAAGCACAGAAGGCAAAAGTCCGGAAGCAGATCCGGGAGAAGACGGAAAGGATCTGGGAGGAACGAGAGAAGATGGAGCGGTGGATAGCGTCGATACCTGACAGTCTGACACGGCAGATATTCACGCTGCGATTCGTGGATGGGAGAAGCTGGGTGCAGGTAGCGGCGGCGGTGGGAGGAGACAACACACCGGATACGGTTAGGATGATTGCAAAACGGTATGCAAAGCGTCGGATGTAAGTTGTTCGTTTTGTTCGGTTTGGGTGTGGTATAAAACTTATAGAGCAAGCGGTGCGGGCGTGAGTTCGGCCGCTTTTTGTATTGCATGGAGGTGCTGGATGGCGGGATTTTATACCAGTGCAAAGTGGTTGCGGAAGAAGGCGCGGGTGCTGCGGCGGGATAAATACCTGTGTCAGGACTGCAAGCGGTACGGGAAGAAGACGGAGGCGGTGCTGGTACATCACATCGTGCCGTACGAAGAGGAACCAGGGCTTGGGCTGGATGAAAAAAATCTTGTAAGTCTGTGTGAAGCGTGTCACAACAAACGACATCCGGAGAAGGGGCGGAGAAGAGTCCCCCCCCTGTCAACGAAAGCAGAAAACGGGATCGGCGTAATGGGAATGGGCAAGTATTCCCTCCCCGAGGGTCGCGTGCGCAAAAAAACATGAAAGGAGATTTGGAAGAGTGGAAGAAGCGAAGAAACCAAAGCGCATTATTGAAGTGATTCGGAAAATGGAAGCTCTTGGGATTTACAAGCCGGAGTTTGACGAGACCATAAAAAGGTACGTGGAACTGCGGGAAGAACACAGAAAAATATACGCAAAATACAAAAAATCGGGGTTTGAATGTGAAGTGCTGACGAGCCAGGGAACGAAAAAAGCACCGATTGTGGCGACGCTGGAAAGCCTTCGGAAGGATCTTCTGACGCTGGAAGAATCTCTGGGACTGACGCCGAGAGGGCTGTTGAAGATGAACGAAAAAGCTTTTGAAAAACCGAAAGGGAGCAAAACGGGAGGGCTGATCTGAAAGGGTGATGTAGTGCGTGGACGGTAAATATGCAGACGAGGTGTGGGGGTATGTGGATGCGGTTATTTCCGGAGCCAGGCCTGCCTGCAAGGAGCTGAAACAGACCTGCAAGAGATTTGCGGACGACTATGCGTCGGGTAGATGGGATTACAGCACCACCGAAGCGGACTATGTCATTGACAAGATACAGACGCAGTTTGTACACCGGCAGGGAGAAGACCTGGAAGGGCAGCCGCTGAAAGGGAAGCCGCTGTATCTGGAGTCGTGGGAAAAGTTTATCATATACGGTTTGCTGGTGTTTTACCGGAAGGGGACGAGCATCAGGCGGATTCAGGAAGCGTTTATATTCATCCCGAGAAAAAATGGGAAGACGCTATTTGTAGCGGCGTTGGCCTGGGGACTTGCCCTGCTGTCTGTCCGATCCGGCGCGAAGATATACATCGTGGCGGCGTCGCTGAAACAGGCAATGGAATCATACGACAATCTGTCCAACAACCTGTGCAGCAACATTTACGCCAGCAAAAAAGAAGCCCAGGACGAAGGATGGAGAATCCTTGACAACAACATGGAGCATTCCATCTCCCACATGGACATCGGCGGCGGGTCGCTGGAAATTCAGGCTCTTGCGTCCAATCCGGACGCACAGGACTCCCTGAACTGCAACATTGCAATCTGTGACGAGCTGCACGCCTACAAGACACCGAAACAATACAACGTCATCCGAGAAGCAACGGCGGCGTACACCAACAAGCTGGTTATCGGGATTACGACGGCGGGGGACGGTGGTCGGAACACGTTCTGTGCGCGAAGGCTCAAAATGTGCCAAAACCTGCTGAACAGTGAGACAAAAGATGAATATGCGGAAAAGCTGTTTATCTTTATCTGCAAGGCGGACGAAATGGAAAACGGGGATGTGGATTTTACCAACCCCATAGAGCACATCAAGGCAAATCCGAACATTGGGGTGTCCGTGAAGGCGGATGAACTGATGGCGTATGCGCTGGAAGCTCTGAACGATCCGCAACAGAGAAAAGACTATCTGCAGAAGCGTCTGAACATCATCGTGTCCAACACCAGATCCTATTTTGATATCACAGAATTTGAGATCTCCGATAAATCCTACAACTGGACGCTGCAGGAGCTGGCCAAGCTGCCGATCAACTGGTACGGGGGAACAGACCTGTCCCGTGTGCATGACCTGACGGCGGCCTGCCTGTACGGATGCTATCAGGATGTGGATATCATCATACCGCACTGCTGGTTCCCTATTGCGTCGGCCTACAAAAAAGCAGACGAGGACGGGATACCGCTGTTCGGCTGGCAGGATGACGGGTGGCTGACCATGTGCAACGGCAAGACGGTGAACCACATAGACGTTGTGAGATGGTTCTGCGAAATGCGGAAGAAGGGTTTCCGGATCACGCAGATCGGGCAGGACAGAAAATTCGCAAGAGAGTTTTTCGCGGCGATGAAGAAGGAAAAATTCCGGGTAGTAGACCAGCCGCAGTATTTTTACGTGAAATCAGAGGGTTTCCGGCACATCGAGCAGAAGGCCAAAAACGGGCTGCTGTACTATATGCACGCTGAACCGTATGCATACTGCGTGGAAAATGTCCATGCGGTGGAAAAAACGGACGACATGGTGCAGTACGAAAAGATTGACGACACGAGCCGGATTGACGTATTCGACGCTTCCGTCTTCGCCTGTATCCGTATGATTTTGACAAAGGAGAGGGACGAACGACTGAAGAATAATGCATAAGCGAGGAGAGCCAATGGGCAGAAAGAAACAGAGGTCGCGGGATACTCCCGCACAGAAAAGAAGCAGCGCGGCTGTGCAGATCGGATTTACAGACGCCTGGATGCGGGGACTGATACCGGATGGATACACACCGCTGTATCAATGCCCGGAAGTACGGATGTGTGTGGATGCTTACGCGGATATGATATCCAGCATGACCATACACCTGATGCAGAACACGGAGCGGGGAGATGTGCGGGTGCGCAACGAGCTTTCCCGTGTGCTGGATATCCGGCCGAATCGGTTCATGAACCGGAAGCAGTTTATCCGCCACATTGTCAATGTGCTCCTGACCGTGGGGGAAGGCAACTGTGTAGTGGTTCCCACAGTTACGGATGACGGATATCTTGACGAGCTGATTCCGCTGGATCCGCTGAAGGTGACGTTTGAAGATGTGGGTGTGTGGGGGTATCAGATCCGGTTCGGTGACGCTGTGTTCCGCCCGGAAGAGGTGCTGCACTTTGCCATCAATCCGGATCCGAGCAGACCGTGGCTGGGTACCGGTTTCCGGATCACCATCCGCGAGGCGGTACAGAGCATCCGGACGGCAAACAAAACCAAAACAGCCATTACAGGCACACCGGCACCGTCGCTGATCATCAAGGCGGACGGACTTTCAGACGATCTGCAGACCAAAGAGGGGCGAAGCGAATTTAAACAGCAGTATTTCGACACAGACAACGAAGACCGGCTGTGGGTTATCCCGGCCGAAGCGTTTGATGTGGTACAGGTACAGCCGCTTTCCCTTGCCGATCTGGCGATCAAGGACGGTATGGAGCTGGACAAGCGGACGATTGCTGGCGTTATGAAGGTGCCGCCGTTTATGGTCGGTGTAGGAAACTACAACAACGATGAACAGCAGAATTTTGTAAACACCGGTATCATGAACATTGCGCAGTACATCCAGCAGGAATTTACGGCAAAGCTGCTGTATTCTCATGAAATGTACTGGAAGTTCAATCCGAGAAGCCTGTACAACTACAAGATCACGGAACTTGTAAACGCCGGGGAATCCCTTGCAAAATGCATGGCGATCCGCCGGAACGAATGGCGGGACTGGCTGGGCCTGCCGCCGGACGAAGAGATGGACGAACTGCTTGCACTGGAAAACTACATTCCGGCAGCCAAGCTGGGCGATCAGAAAAAACTGAAAGGAGGTGGAGACGATGGAACGGAAGAATGACGAAGTACGCCGGATGCAGAGGAGCACGGAATTCTCTGTGCGGCAGGAAGGCGAAGACCGGTATATTGAGGGGTATTTTGCGCGGTTCGGCGATGTCTATGACATGGGCTACGGCATCACGGAAAGCATTGCTCCCGGCGCGTTTGATGAAGTGCTTGCTTCCGGCGCGGATATCCGGGCACTGATCAATCATGACAGTACACTGGTTCTGGGAAGGACAAAAGCCGGTACCGCAGAATTCCGGTCGGATGCGGTTGGTGTGTACGGGAGAGTGAAAATCAATCCGAACGACCAGGATGCTGTAAACGCTCTGGCCAGAGTGGAGCGGGGAGATGTTGACCAGGCGTCTTTCGGATTCCGGGACTGGGAGGAAACACGCACAGTGGATCAGCAGACCGGGAAGGTGCATTATACACTGACCAAGATCAAGGATCTCCGGGAATTCACGGTTTGCACATTCCCGGCCTATCAGACGACCTCCCTGTCTGCCAGGGATGACCTGCGGGCGGCAGACGAAAAACGAAGGCACGAAGCCTGGATTGAAGCACGAAAGGAGAGAATGCAGAAATGGCACTGAAACAGCTGATGCTTACCAGAGAGCGCAAGGAAAAAACGGCTCTGCTGGAAACCATCGAAAAAGAACAGGAAGCGCTGAGAGAACAGCGCGAAGCGTGGAAGCTCAGAGAATCCAATGCGGAAAAGGCGCTGGAGGAACTGGAAGGAAAGCCGGACGCCACCGAAGAAGAACGCAAGGCCTTTGATGATGAGGCGGCGGAAATCGAAAAGGAAGACGGCGAACTGACCGGCAAGGAGGAGGATGCCCAGAAACGGGCTGACGAAGCCAGAAACCGGATCAAAAAGATCGATGAGGAACTGGAAGACATCCGGAAACGGTTTGTGGAAGGTTCCAAGAGTGCAAAGGGACAGGAAAAGAAGCCGGCGGAAAATCACAACGAAAGAGGGGTATATGTAGACATGGACAAGCGTGAGAGAATGATAGAGCTTGTGAAGCGGGAAGATGTGAGACACCTGCTGACAAATGTGAGGACGCTGATGCAGAGAGGGATTACAGGCGAGGCCCTGACGATCCCTCAGGTGATGCTGCCTATGATTACTGAGGTAATCAGCCGGTACAGCGTTTTGGAAAAGTATATGAACACTGAAACGATTTCCGGTGATGCTGTGCAGAACATTATGGTGGGTACACCTGAAGCCGTATGGACAGAGGCACTGGGGTGGATCAAGGAGCTGGATCTGAACATTGCACAGATCAAAACATACGGGAACACTGTGGCAGGCTTCTTCCCGCTGAGAAAGGCTGCCATTGAAGACAGTGACGAAGATCTGGCTGCTATTGTGGTGGAAGCCCTGGGGCGTTCCATCGGGCTGGGCAAAGACAAGGCGATGCTGTATGGTACCGGTGTAGGTATGCCCGTGGGCATTGCAACCAGACTGACGGCAACTACGAAGCCGACATGGTGGGACACTATGTGGGCACCTACAAACAGACCGGAATTCAAAAGTGTGGCTGCTTCTAATATCGGCGCTATTTCCGAAGAAGGACTGGAACCTGTTAAGCTGTACAAAGAAATGGCAGGTGTTCTTGGTAAGGTTAAGCGAGTTTATGAAACCGGCGGTACCGGTGGGAAGTTCTGGGCAATGGCAGGAACAACCTGGGCGGATCTGCAGATCAACATGCTTGCCATGAACTCTGCCGGTGCAATCGTATCCGCCGCCAATAAACAGATGCCTGTGATTGGCGGAAACGTGGAAGAACTGGATTTCATCCCGGACGGTGTGATTATCGGCGGATTCGGCGGAAACTACATGTGGGTAAACCGCAGCGGCGTTAGAATCGAATCTGATTCCGGCGTACGGTTCCTGCAGGATCAGGTTATGACCAAAGGTGTGGCAAGAGCGGATGGCTGCCCGATGGCTGGTGAAGCGTTTGCTATGTTTAACATCAAATCCACTACAAAGCCCACTGCGAATATGACATTCAACGAAGGCAAGACTTCGCGCGAAGAAGAGGTGCTGGGCGAAGAAGCCGAAGGCTGATAATTGAGGAGGTAGCACATGGATCCGATACTGGAGATTGTAAAAGCCCGCCTGGGTCGTCTTGATACTGTACTGGATGACTATTTCCGGGCACGGATAGAGGCAGCACAGGAGGAGCTCCGGGAAACGGGAATCCATGTGCGTCCGTACAGCCAGAGAGATATGGTGCTCGTGGCGGACTATGTGGCATGGAAATACCAGAACCGGGACAAGCCGGACGCTATGCCGCTCTGGCTGAAAACGGTTAGGCGGGAACGCTGGCTGCAGGATCCGGGGCTGCGGAGAAAGGAAGGACTGGAATGATACTGGACACAGGGATTGCGGTATTTTACCATCCGGTGGAGCAGGCGGCGGGAGGCATGGCACCTTCCGACGGGACTGCCTTCCACCGGTGCTGGTACGGCGAAAGGACTGTGGGACTTACGAGATACTATACCGCACGGCAGAACAACGACCGGGTTGACAAGCTGATCCGTATTAACCGGGAAGGTTTGTGGGCGGATATCGGCGCAGACGACTACTGCGTGCTGGTTGACGGCTGCCGCTACAAGATCCTGCAGATCCAGTATCTCCGGGACGAAGAAGCTGGTGCGGATGTGTGTGACATATCCGTGGAAAGGATCGGTGAGAAGGATGTCGGTGCAAACCATACGTGACGTGCTGGTTGCCGTAGTCGGTCAGCAGGTCGGGCATTATAAGGCAGACAAACGCTGGCGAGGCCGGTACGCTGTGTTTGGTGAAACAGGCGCACCGACATCCGAGAACGCCGACGATGCGGCAGAGCAGCTTGTACTGAAAGGAGAAATCTACTACTACACACAGGACGAATACGACAAGACGGTTGATGCGCTCTGTGCGGCTTTGTCGGAAGCGGATGTATCCTGGAGCATTGAGGCGATAGGGTATGACGAGGAGACAGGGCAGATCAGCTATCAGATACACTGGGAGGTACCCTGTGGCGCGGGCGAAGTTTATAGATGATGACGCCTTTGAAATGATGCTGGAGAGGGCGAAAGCAGGAACGGAAAAGGTTGCAAAAGCAGCGCTGAAAGCGGGAGCGGACATTATCGCAGACCAGATGAAAGCCAATCTGGAAGGGATACTGTCGCCGAAGGCAACGGGACAGCTTGTGGATGCGTTTGGGATAACGCCTGTCAAGATGGACAGACAGTTTCGGTGGAATGTGCATCTTGGCTTTGACGGATACCAGACGCCGGGGGAAGTGCCGTTTCAGCTGATCGCAAGGTCGTTTGAATCCGGTGCCGTAATGGGCGGCAGATACACCGGTAAGGTACGAGGAAAAAAACGAGAAACGACAAAACAGAGGTATGGTCCGGAGGACTACTGGCGTTTGCCCACACCGTTTGCAAAACCGGCAGTGCAGGCGACCAAGCAGCGTGCGCATGAAGCCATGGCTGCGGCTGCGGAAAAGGAATTTGAGAAGATAAACAAAGGAGGATAACGGAAAATGGCAAAAATCGGTATGCGGTACCCGAGATACCGCACTATGACGATCAATGTGGACGAGCAGACCGGCAGGGAGACCATTACATACGGGACAAAAAAGGTGCTGGGCAAGGCGATCTCTGCCAATGTGTCCATCACGACAACCGAAGCAAAGCTGTATGCGGATGACGGTCTGGCAGAATCCGTGAAGGAGTTTGTGGAAGGGTCTATTTCCATCGGCACGGACGATCTGGAAACGGAAACGGAGGCGGACATCCTTGGTGCAACAGTGGATGCCGCCGGAGATATCGAGAACTCAACGGATGATGCGGCACCGTGGATGCAGATCGGCTTCATGGCGGTGCGGATCCGCCGGAACAAGAAGCAGTACAGAGGTGTGCTGTACAAAAAGGTGCAGTTTGCGGTACCCAGCGAGGACAACCAGACCAAGGGGCAGAACATCACCTTTACAACACCCACTCTGACCGGTACCATTGCGGCACTGGCGGACGGCACCTGGCGGAAGAAATCCAAATGGTTTGATTCTGCGGATGCGGCGGATGAATGGGTGGATACCGCCATGAGCGGCACCTGATAAGGAGGGCGGCAAATGTATACTGTGACAATCGGCGGGTGTGAGATCGGTCTTCGGTGCGACCTGAACGCCTACGAAGAAATTGTCGAAAAATACGGCAGTATCGAAGAGGCGGTGAAGATCAGCGAGGATACAAAAGATAACATAAAGCGGCTGAAATTTCTGACGGCGATTTTTGCAAACGAACACAACGCCTTCATCGGCGATTCCAGGCGGTTTACGGAAACGGAAATCGGCAGGATGATGCGTCCCGGTGAGCAGAATGCGGTTTACAAAAAGCTGGTGGAAACGATCAACGATGCATTTGCGCCAAAAAACTGACAAGGCGGGACGAAGACTGGCAAATCGAAACCTGTGACGACAACGGGGGTGGATTTCCACCTCCGTCCCGCTTTCGCTTTTTGGGGCAGAGGCTCGGCTACACGCAGACGGAATGCGGGTACCGGAAGCCGTGGCTTTTGGTGGAAGAGATCCGCTGCACAAACGA